TCATTGAGAAGGAGGGGCTGTGATGGTAGCCACATGGACAGAAGGGCTGGACGCTCTCATCAACCTCTTTCAGTCCGATTGGAACCGTGGAAACACCAGCAACTACCGCCCTGTCGTGCTTGACATTGCAGATACTTCAGCCGAGAAAGGAAAGCGTCTTGACTTGGACAAACACGATTATGTCCTGCTGTATGAAACAGCCCATAACGAAGAAGCACCCGAACTATTTTACGACTTTGTAACGACACGCATAAATATCACGGTTGATGTCCGTACAGTTAAGGGGCGTAAGCATTTACAGGCTCTTGAAAACGAAATTCGGAGGGTGATACATACAAAGAGGAAAGGCGACGGTACAAACTTTGACCGACTCGTGTTCAAAACCCGCACCGATTTAAGCGACCGAAGCAAATTCCTTTTCCGTATGACCTTTCAAATTGAAGTCGTGATTTTAGCGGAACTGATACCATAGGTGAACAAGAATGCCATCAACAGTGTACAAGGGCGATTTGGCGGAGGTTTCTTTCGCTCCCGAAGTTGGAATAAGTATCGTATGTGCTTCGGGCAGTGATGGAACATTTGTCCTTTCACACCCCGCCGCTGGCGACCACTCAAAATTGGTGTTCACAGGTGCAAACGCCGTGTTGTTTGACACCAATGATTTGCGATACCCCGATGGAATGCTGGTTGGCTCTCAAGTGAAGTTCACCCGAAGTTCGGGAACCGCTATTGAAAATGGCGACTTAGACCGTGTGTTCACCATCGTGGGCAATGACGGGCCAAACTTGTACTTGTCTCCTAAAATGCTCACAGGAGCAGGCACGATTGACGATGCAAATGTTTCTCTTCACATTCTTCCTTACAAAACCCCTCCTCTTGATTCAGCAATGACACAAGGTGCTAACAGCGAATCTGTTTTGACTGACCAATTCCTTGGTATCGCTAACGCTCTTACCCTCCCCGAAACCAAAATGGACTTGAAGCGATTCCATGTTGTTGGTCTTGGCCGAGATACCAGCGTGCAAGTGCCGGGTAAGTTCATCACCGAAGGTGGCTCGTTTGAGGTTGCTATGCACAGTGCCCGATGGCTCAAGTATTGTCTCGGTGGTGAAGTTGTGACCAACGGTACTACTTCCGATGTCAATACCACCACTGCCGCAGATACGGAAGAAGGACAAAGTTTCATTACAGTTGCATCAGCAAGTGGATTTGCAAAGAATGAATATGTCATCATTCAAGACATAACTTATGTTCCAGTAACAACCACTCATGATGCTGACATCAGTGATGCCGCTTTGCAGTGGGATGGTACTTTCACCGATACCCGATTTGACACGGCTCTTCGCAGTGAGGCTCGCCGCATTATCGGCGTTGATGGAACCAAGATTTACTTGGATGAACCTCTTCAATACCCACACGCTTCCGGCTCAACAGTGCAACTGAGAGAGTACGGCACAAACGCCGCCGCACGAAACTCCCCACTTGTTACCGTGTCGGGTAGCACAGCAACGATTACCGATGCACAAACCCACCTTCTCTTCACCAACACCTATCAGCCATCATTCAGCCTTGAGGTGTCGCAACGCCGCCGAAATGTGGACTCCAACGAAGGGGCCGTTGATGGTGGCCCTACTGACTCAAAGGAACTAACCCGTGTTTTCCGTGGATGCAAAGTCACTGACTTCACCATGACTACGGACAACGATGCCGCTCTTCGTTTGGCCGTGAACTTCAACGCCGCTTTGTGCTACACAGATACGGCTCGTTTGAACGGTAACCCTTCAAAATATGCCGCTCGTCGTATGTTTGACGATACTGCCAACACGGACACCAACAGATACATTTCGGGTATTGCGCCCTGCACTCAAAAGCCATTCATGTTTTACAATGGCACCATCAACATGGCAGGTGTCCAAGTTGCTCAAGTGTTGAACTTCAACCTAACTGGACAAACTGGTATGCAGGCTTTCCACACTATCGGAGGTCAAAGTAGCATCAATTCCGCTACTGAGCAAGTTCCATTCGGTGGTTCTCGTAACACGAACATTATGGTTGAGGGTCAAACATCTTATGAGATGACCATGGAAATTGGTGTGGATGACCCCTTGTTCTTCCACAAAATGCGCTCGGCTACCGAGTTCAACGGTAGCAAAGAAGGAAGTGCTGACAATCAAATTCGCATTGACTTTGAGAAGACGACCACTACTGGTGAAACTGAGCGCATGATGCTCATTATTGATGACTATTACATCATTGAAGCCCCACTGCAAATTCCCGAAGACAAGGGTATGGTGAAGTCCACACTCAAAATCATGCCAAAGACTATCAAGGTTATTGCACGGGATACCATCATCAAATACTGAGGTGAAAGCATGAAAAAGTCACTACAACAATACCGCCGTCTTGGAGCACTCGGATATGCCCGTTGGGTGTGCGAGGCTAACGGTGTGGAGTTTGACGATGAAATGGCTTCGCTGTTAGACAACCACGCCATCCACGCCTGTGTGGAGGGTAAGATGGCTCCTGTGCCTGCTCCTGCTAACGAACCAGCACCGCTGGTAGAAGAAGAGGTCGTCAACCCCTTCCCGGCTGACATTCAAGAATACGATTCATTGACCGTCGCAGAACTGCGTGCGCTTTGCAAAGAGCGTGGCCTGCCTGTGTACGGCACCAAGGCTGAAATCATCCTGCGCCTCAAGCAGAATGACGAAGGTATCATTCCCGAAGAAGACCCCGAAAGCCCTGCTGAAGAAGCGGCCCTTGAAGGTGATTCGGAAGCCCCTACCGAAGAGGTAGCCGCATCCAATGGAGAGGAAACAAATGAAAAAGACAGTGGTAACCAACAAGAGCCTATTATTGAAGAATGACGATACGACCAAGCATGTGATTGGGATTGACCCCGAAAATGAATCACAGGTCATTGAGGTATGGGTACGAGATATATCCTTCCTTGACATTCAAGCCGCCGCACAAAAAATGCTTCGTGTGGAAAAAGGCGATGTAACTCTTGATTTGGCAGGCTACTGGGAACATGCTTTCTCACATTGGATTACCAAGACCAACCCCAGTTTAACTACTGATGAATTACTTTCCCTCAAAGGACATGTTGGAGAACAGGTCTGCAAGGTGCTACCACAACCACAAGAGTTGGCGGAGGCACTACAAGGGGGGTTTACCAAGCCGACCGAGTGAGGGTAGAGAGTTTCCTTAAGAAAGACAAGTATAATGCGATAGAAGATTTTAGCACACAAATAGAATTGTGGGCTTATATTATCGCAAAACACTTTAGTATTTCGTTGCTGGAAGTTTACTCAATGCCCCCTCACTTATTCAAGCAATCGCTTGTTTGGGCTATGGTATCAACCGAAGAGAACAATAAGGAGATTGAGCGTAAGAAACAACAGGCCAAAGCCGGAGATAGGGAAGTTGTACCATTGGATTATTCGTTTTTAGATTGGGAGTGAAAGAATGTCGCTAATTTCCATGATTTCGTCCATGTCCAGCATGGTGTCGCAAATTGGGCCGGGTTTCAAAGCGGCTGGAACGATGGCGATTGAGGCTTTCAAAAGTGTCATTAAATGGTTCAAGGACAATGTGATAAAACCAATAAACGACAAATTGGACGCTATCTCGTGGGATTCTATCAAGACAAAAGCCGAAGAAGCGTGGACGGCTATCAAAACCAAAACCGATGAGGTACTTGGTGCCTTATGGGACTTGTTGCCCGCCATGCCCGAAGCCCTCACATGGGACTACTACTTTGGGGAGGGTGGAGTCTTTGACTGGGATTTGGACTGGGACAGTTGGTTTGACTTTGACTTGCCCGACGAATTGACCTACGACCACTACTTTGGTGAAGGCGGTGTCTTTGATTGGGACTTTGATTGGGATGGATGGTTTGACTTTGAACTGCCGGATGAACTGACCTATGACCATTACTTCGGTGAGGGCGGTGTTTTTGACTGGGACATAAATTACGATGCCCTGTTTGATTTCTCACTGCCCGACGAGTTGACCTACGACCATTACTTTGGTGAGGGAGGAGTGTTTGATTGGGACATCAATTGGAGTGGTTTGTTTGACTTCTCACTTCCCGATGAACTCACTTACTCTTACTGGTTTGGTGAAGGTGGAGTCTTTGATTGGGATTTGTCAAGCGTGCTTGATTTTGACGCATGGACTGACTTGCTACCCGATTGGAGTTGGAGCGACATCATCCCCGATAACCTCAAGGATTTCTTTTCAATGGACACTCTTGAAACCACTTTCACCGGCATTACAGACGCTATAGGGAGTCTTGCTGGTACTCTTATTGAACCTGTACGAACAGGTATTAACGATTTGTTAATTGATAATTTGAACAGCATTACTGGGTACGATTTACCAGTGATTGGAAGTATTCGTTCTATCACCGGGTTTGCAAAAGTTCCTCACCTTGCTAAAGGTGGTATCGTGAACAAACCCACACTCGCCATGATTGGTGAGGACGGCCCGGAGGCTGTCGTTCCGCTTACTCAACGCAATAATCCAAGTGGTGCTGGTATGGGCGGGGGCACCTTCAACATCACTGTCAACGCTGGCGGCATCACTGACCGCACGGACAAGCGTACACTGGCCCGTGAGATTGGCAACATGATTCAGCAAGAGATGGCCCGCAACATCGGCGGCACCACCATGAGAGGGCGGTACTGATGGGCACGCCAATTCGCCTTGTACGCAACGATGGCGGCATCATTGAGTTGATGGCTACCACCCTCACCATGAATGTGGATAGGGGCGTTACGCCCCTTCCTATGCCCTTTGCTGGCGGCTCTCGTTTTGCCTTTGACCTCAACCTCCCCAAAGCCCTCATCACCATTGAAGGTGTGATGACTGATGATGACTTGCTGAACATTGGTGAATTGCAACAGGAGGCTTCTGCTGTAGTTGATTTTTATAGGGTATATACCAACGATGCTGAGGAAACCTCTCGTTTTGATGGCACTGGGAATATGACCCGTATCACTACCGGCGTTACCATTGATGATGTTACAACTGCTACTCACGCAATTCGTCTTAACAATATAACATATGTGTGGATTGCAAGCCACAGCACACTCACAGAAGGCTTGTCGGGAGGGCGTTATTTCATCACAGGATTTGATGGAAGTAGTTTCCGTAGTGCAAGTCAATTGGCTACAAGTTTGAATACATTGATTGCTACACACGGTGTTACAATGGGATTATCGTCCACGCTTATCAATTCTCCAATTGACAACACATCAAATGTCGCTGTGGAAATTACGCATATCGGTTTAGGGGCATCGGGTAATGGTAACCACCCGTCATTTGATTTTTGGCCTTCGGCGTTGTACAAACCGAACCACATTCTTTTCAGTGGTGGTCGTAATTCTTCAGCCGTAAACAACAAAAGTGCGGGAGATAAAGTGGCTGAGTTGTTTGCTGTGCTAAATAACAGTAATAACGGTGGTGGAGGTGCATTACTTTCCGCTGGCTTAGTGTCGGGAGCAGGCGCACTTGTAGCGGGGCCACTGGGTGCGATAGCCACTGCTGGTGCAATGGGATTACTCCACAGTACCAAGTACGGTGATTATATTATCGCCATTCAAATCCCATTTTCGTCCAAAGTAAATGACCGTGAATCTCTTTTTTACATGCCTACGGGTGCTTTTAAAGAAATAAAGGACAAAACTGCTGATAAAGCACTTGCGACAGGTACCCAATTCAAACCCTATGATTCCGAATATACGGGCATTAAAGGTAGTGTAGCCAACGCTACATTTGTTCAACTTGGTGGTGAGCCGCTTTATTCGTACACCATCAACTTCGCACCGATTGACTGGATATTTTGAGGTGAAAGGATGGTTGCAATCGGTCGTAGTAGTCACGCTTTCTTCTTTGATGGCGTGAGCGATTCGGTCATTATTCCTCAAGGTCGCTTCAAAAGGACGGGTGTAAAGGATGCTGATGGTAACAAACTGATGACCAAGACGCTACAGGGTAGCGGCGACATCGTTTCAATTAACAACAAAACAACGGCTGATTTTGTCATTGAGGCGTGGGTTGTACCCGACTGTGGAGGTATCATCGCTCACCGAGATGGACAGTTCACGCTTGAAATGGGAACGGTGGACACTCCCGGCCCTGCCGTGTTTAGCGTTAGCGTGGAGTCCATCGCAGGCCCATCGGTATTCCGCTTGGCCACAGCCTACGATGCGTCCACCCGATGGGACGGTATCGTGTACCCACAGCAAGAACACGGCGGCATTCACGATTCATACAACCGTTACGACACAAGCAACTACGGTGATGCTACGAATCTTAATTTCAACAACCGACCGTTGTACCATGTCGTGGCTGGTATTCAAAAGAACCGTGTTTTCTTAGCCGTGAACGGTGAGATTGTCTCCGAGCAAGACATCCCGCCCGAAACTCGCCTTGCTCGCTCCACTGAGCATGTGTACCTCGGTGGTAAGGGCGGTGAGTTCCGTGGTGCAATTGAAGCCATTCACTTCTCAAATGAGTTTGATGAGAATATGCTACAGCCGTCCATGGCGGTGAAGGGGCAGACCACCTCGGCTTTGTTCCGCTTTGAAGAGCCGATTGATGTCGTGCAAGAGTCTTACGAGTTCACCGCCTACACCGTAACCGATGCCAGCACCACAACGCTAACCATGACGGCGGCTGACGCACAGACGCTCATCGCTCGGTTGACTGGCAAGGCGTATGACGCAACCTCTCCAACGACCACCTTCACTTCCACGCCGTATAGCATGGGCAACTACAAGGTTGTGGACTACTACACCAACAGCGGCACAGCCGCTACCCTAAGCGTAGCGCACACTCCTTACAACCTACTCATCAACCCCGGTGCTATCAATCGCAATACGCAGAAGCCCAACCAATCCCCACCCGAAAGGGTGCGGCTGGAAAGCATCAACGGAAGCACGGGCGTTGTCACCTTCAACAGCATTCACATTGACTTCATCAACGGCACAGGTGGATTGCGAGGTGCCTTGCATACCCGTACCACGGATGTGGACAACTACTTCGTGGTCGTTGGGGCTGACTCGTTAATTGACAACGGTACGGGCAAGCCCTACCAGCCACCTCACTACGGCACGCAAATTTTTGACAAGACAGGGCAAATGATTCTTGATGAAAGCGATGTGGCCAACCACGGTATGGTGTACTCGTCACGGATGGCCACCGATACGGCCACTAACGCCTACGCCGTGAACTGGCCCGCTGACCTTGACACCCTGTTCCAAGTGGGACACAGTGGGCGACACACCTTCTCGCATATCATCGGCCATGAGTACATGCGTCGTTATCCCAAGCCCAGTGAACTCATCGTTGACCAGCAGGCTGACGGCTCGGCTGACATTGTGCAGATGGCCTACGATTCAAACACTCGTGATATTGACGAGATGTTTCCGATGAACTCACTGATTGACTTTTACAGCGAAACGCTGGAAGCACCCATCGCTCGCATTGAAAACTCGTCCAGCGTTGCTACCATCGTCAATAACGGTATGCCTGCCAGCAAAAAGGAACTCATCGCCATTGGTGGTAGCGGATTCAAGTACGCTCCGTTCATGCTCAAAGGCCCAGTACCCGAAGTAGGCGACATTGACGAAAACAATCGCCTCTACCACCTCGTGCCGGAAACCGAGAGCCGTGTGGCTCTCTTGCATGTGCCCGACCTCAAGACATCTCACAACCTTGCTCCGTATGTTGAGGTGCATTACAACGCTATAGACCTCACAGGGGCAAGCATGGGACAATCCAACCCCATGCTCATGGTCACCAAGACCGTACCAGCAGGTTCTCACATTCTCACTGGCACAACACGGGTGTTGGATGTCATCACTTCCGACCTTGCCAACACCACACTCTATTCACCCGGTGGCGTAATTTACCTGTCAAACGCCATCAGCGGTTACGGCTCGCTCATGCAGGAGTCGCACACGCTGATTGGCGACAACACAGGTGGACAAGACAGCGATACCGAACTTGACCTCAGCCGCACACCTGCGTTGTACACCCCACCAAATGATGTCAATGCTGAACCAGCAAGCCCACCAAAGGCCATCGCTC